AGGCTGGTTTCTGGGATGCACGCACTGGTCAAGTATCTACCTGGAATCTTGAACATCTTGCTACTGAAGAGGTAGAAGAGATATATTCAGAATTTGATAGAGCACGTAAGGCTGAGATTTATTTACCTAATCTGTCCAACTGTGGCAGATGTGGTGTGTTATCATACTGTAAGTTTATGAATGGTCAATATACCAAAAAGGAGAAAAACAATGGCTAATGCTAACTTCCAAGTTAGTAGTAAGTTATCAGATGGTCGAATATTTCTGATCGCTGGTAACAACGCTGATGAGTTCAAGGTAAACTTGACTCAAATACTGGGAGATGTCGGGGCTGAGAATTTAATCTCAACCATGGCAACTTCATTAGAGGGAGCACCAATGTCTTACGCGACAGCGGTGGGAAATCTCGCTCAAGGACTAGGTGCAACACCATTACCTAGTTCAACACAAACTTTCACCCAGAGTACTGGTCCTACGGGACGGACCTGTAAGCACGGTGAAATGACAAAACGTACTGGGGCAGGCGCAAAGGGACCGTGGAAGGCATTTATGTGTCCTTCACCTAAGGGAACACCAGACCAATGCGAACCAGCATGGATCCGTAGAACCGATACAGAATGGAGCACGTTCTAATGAGTCACTTAATTAAGAAGTTAACGCAAAAAGAAGTATATATTACAGCAGTAGTAACTACTGGAATAATTACTTTAGTTAATTATCTAGGTTAAACAATGAGAACCTTAGCCCGAGCCGTAGGTAGTAAAGATATTGGTGGTGAACCATTACCATCAGTATTTCGTACCTTTGATGTCAATAAAATTGTCATCCGTCGGGCTGAGGTCTCTATGATTGCAGGTACTCCGGGAGCGGGTAAATCAACCCTTGCTCTTGCTATTGCTCTTAGAACTAATGTACCAACACTATACATAAGCGCAGATACAAATGCCCACACTATGGCTATGCGTTTACTATCAATGATTTCTGGTCAACCACAATCCGTGGCTGAACAGATGCTCATAGAAAACGTTGATGAGTCTCGGAAAACTATCAACGATAATTCAGGTCATATCTTCTGGTCATTTGAATCAGCACCAACTTTGTCTGATTTAGATATGGAAGTATCTGCATTTGAAGAACTATGGGGTTGTCCACCAACCTTAATCGTAGTCGATAACCTAATGGATATTGCTAACGATGGTGGTGAAGAGTTCGCTGGAATGCGATCTACAATTAAAGAATTGAAGTATCTTGCAAGAGATACTAATGCTGCAGTTCTTATCCTTCATCACACGAAGGAATCTTACCCTGGTAATCCGTGCCAGCCTAGATCAGCGTTACAAGGAATGGTCGCTCAACTACCAGCCTTGATATGTACAATCGGTAGTAACGCTCCTGGATACATTGCTATTGCACCTGTTAAAAATAGGTACGGTAAAGCAGATCCAAGTGGCGATACATCTTACTGGTTACAATTTAATCCCGAAATGATGGAAGTCTCCGACATACCTGAAAGAACATGACTATCAAAGATATCTGGGAATTAACTCCAGATTATAAAGATTCAATGGATATACGTGGTGAACCTACTAAGGTTTGTCCATGTGGTTCTTTTATTTGGAAACTACTTGTCGAATGGGACGAAGATAGTAATACAATAAATTCGTACTTTATCGATATGGAGTGTGCTGTCTGTGGTACTAAGGCAACAGCCCCAACAGAGGAGAAACTATGAAGAAAAAAAACCTGAGATACATATTGATGTGTTTTGCGGTCTTTGTGGCTCTATCGCCACAAAATGCGGTTGCGATTACTTCGGTCCCAACCCCTATAAAATCTAAGTGTATTGAAATGAATATAACAATTAACAATAGTAAAAAGTTGGCTAAAAGATACGCTCAGATTGCAATTAAAAAAGAAGGTTGGAACAAAAAGGAATGGGAATCTTTACTATTACTTTGGACTAAGGAATCACGCTGGGATTACACAGCAGATAACCCTACTTCTAAAGCATACGGTATACCTCAAATTATGGGAATGCCGAAAGATACACCTTTATTTAAGCAAGTTGATTTAGGTATAAAATACATCAAAAAGCGGTATAAAACGCCTACTTCAGCGCTTAATCACCACTCTCGAAAGGGCTGGTACTGAAACTAAATGGCTAACAAGAATGGTCGCAAAGGATCTTTGTTTGAGACAACTGTACTTAAATGGTTGCGCTCTAAAAGTGTAGTGGCTGAAAGATTAACTAAGGCTGGTGCTAAAGATGAAGGCGACATTGTTGTTATGGTCAATGGTAAAACTTATATTCTGGAACTTAAGGCAACCAAAGCACTCAAGTTGCCTGAGTTCTGGAGTGAAGCAGTTATCGAAGCAAAACACTACGCAGAGGCTCGTTCACTAAGCGTGACACCCCCTTCGTATGTTATAATTAAGCGTAGAATGGGTGGTATAAATCAATCATGGGTGGTGGAAGATCTTGACCAATGGATTCAGAAAGTCACAACGTGCAAGTGTACTCCCAATTAAGGAAATACTAGAACATTATGGGGCAAAAGTTCCTGAGCGAAATGGATGGAGCAGTATCCGATGTCCCTTCCATGACGACACACATAGATCAGCAACAGTCAATACTAGAGAAAATGTATTTTGTTGTTTCGCCTGTCAGGTTAAAGGTGATACTTACAGAATTATTATGGACAAAGAGGGGATAAGATTTAATGAAGCAATCAAGTTTGCAGAAAGAATCTCTGGGCAAAGCAGCAAAGTATTACGCGGCAGCGATACACGAAGCAGAGGATTACCTCGCAGAACGGGGGATTACTCTGGAGGTAGCGAAGAGAGTGGGCTTGGGCGTCGTACTAGATCCAGTAACGGGACACGAGCAGTATGAAAATCGTCTCTCCATTCCGTACATTACACGTTCGGGCGTGGTTGATATTAGATTCAGATCTTTGGATGCACAAGAACCAAAGTACATGGGGTTGGCTGGTGCCAATACGCATCTCTTTAACACTAAGGCCTTTTTCAAAGCGTCGTCATTTATTTGCATTTGTGAAGGTGAGATTGACACGATTACGTTGGATTATGTTTGTAATATACCTTCGGTGGGGGTACCAGGCGTGAACAACTGGAAGAAACATTACACTAAATTGTTAGCAGATTTTGATAAAGTCTTTATGTTTGCTGATGGTGACAATGCCGGACATGAGTTTTCTAAATCATTAACAAAAGAATTAGGTAACGTTGTTACTGTGCAAATGCCTGAGGGTGAAGATGTTAACTCAATGTATCTCAAGCATGGTGCTGAGTATTTCCAACAGAAGATTAGGAACTCTCAATGAGTGTACTTATCCCATCTGAAAACGGTTTTAGTTGCGAAGATTGCGACTTTAAAACTGAAGATATCTTTATGTTCCTTGAGCATTGTGACATTTGTTTTTCATGGAACTTACGCTTAAGTAATCGTTATAGTATTGATTTGTACTCAATATTAGAAGAGGTTAATGAAATGTTAACGCGAGGAGAAGTTGATGCTGCAACAGACATAATTCAATCTGTTACCTTGGCTCTTGTTAATTCTTCTGAGGGTGAGAAAACCTTTCATAAATTTCTGAGTGAGGCTATGACAGTTGAGTCTACAGTAGACATGATAAACGGGATAGAGGAGATGCTTAAACAAGATGGCAACGACGAAAAACATACCTGATCCTACGGATTTTGAGATAGCAATATGGCAAGAGGTAGAAGATCTTGTTAATTTATTGATATCTAAACATAAAGATTACGGACCTAAAAATATATCTAACGCACCTGGCGGTGCTATAAATGGACTAAGAGTTCGGATACATGATAAGACTGCACGTATAAATAACTTATACGACAGTATGAAAGACATGGCGCCTGAACATGAATCCTTTGAGGATTCGTTTAAGGATCTAGCAAACTATGCGATAATCGCATTGTTGGTACTGAAAGGAAAATGGGATCAATGAAAATATTTGGACCATATAAAGGTAGTAAACAGAACGGTGGTAGACCAATCTTTGTTATTAAACGTAAGAAAAAAGATGGTACTACCGAGACTACATCTACCAATAAAGCCCGTCTTGATTACAAGAAGGCTACTGGTAAGAAGTTAACACGTAACCAAGAAGTAGATCATAAAGATAATAAAGGTCGCAAAGGTAGCGATAAAATATCTAACCTAAGAGTTATCTCTAAGAAAAAAAATGTTGGTTTAGAGAATAAGAGACGAGCCAAAAACAAATGAAGACTATTGTTTGCATCTCAGATCTTCAGGTACCGTATCACGATATAGAGGCCGTCAAAGCCATAACTCGTTTCATTAAGGCTTACCAGCCTGATACTGTCGTATCCTGCGGAGATGAAATGGATATGCAAACTATTAGCCGTTGGAGTAAGGGAACTGAGTTAGAATTTGAGCGTTCTATTGGACGTGATAGAGATACTACTCGTCAAATACTTTATGATTTAACTGTTGAACATATGGTTAGAAGTAATCATACAGATAGATTATTTAATACAGTTGCTATGAGAGCACCAGGTTTACTAGGATTACCTGAACTAAAGTTAGAAAACTTCTTAGGCCTTGATGAATTAGAAATTAAATACCACAAAGATCCATACGAACTAGCCCCGGGCTGGTTGTTAATGCATGGTGATGAGGGTAATGTCCAACCGACAGCAGGGGCTACTGCTCTCGGACTTGCGAAGCGAAGTGGTATGTCAGTTGTATGTGGACACACTCACC